CGACATGGAAAAGCTATTGAGCGTGATTTGCCCGTTAACGGCGTTGATGGTGACGGCGGTAGATTTGTTGGTTAGCTGCGTGGACGTGCTGCCGCTGCCCGCGCCGTAACCGATACCGCCAGTGGGCGATATGGCCCGTAGCGTGTTTGCAATCGTCAGCGTGCTAATACTCGACGTGCTAATGCTGGCGGTTGAAACCGTCTCGGTCGTCACTGTTGAGGTGGAAATGGTGGCTGTCGAAAGGGTGGCTGTCGTGGCAGATAGCGACGTGGCCGATGTCGTTCCATTCAGCGTGACCGCCGCGCTCGTGCTGATAACCGCCGCGTTGGTTATGGTTGGCGAGTTGAGCGTGACCCCAGAAAGCGAGAAAGAACCGCTGATGGTTGCGCCAGATAGCGAAAGCGTGCTGCCCGTCCCTAGAACCAGCGTCCCCGCGCTCCCAAACGTCAGCGTGCGTCCATTCGCCACCTGCAAGTCCGCCTGCAACGTGTTGGCGAGAGAACCAGTCCCGCCGCTAATTTTGGTAACAGTCTGTTGGGCGTGCGCGCCCACTGTGCCAAAATAGGCAACCGCGCCAGCCATGCCAGCCAACCGGGCGACACGGCGCATATTGCGAGCGATGAGCTTGAGAATCCGTTTCATGGTCGTGCGGGATGGGTTAGGCGGGCGATTGCGAGCTTTTGTAGGCCCAAGCGGAGCCGGTGTAGAACAGTTCAACCGTCAGCGAGATAACCGTCCCGTCTGTCGTGTAACCGTTGGCCGGGGTCGTGTAAGTCTCAGCCGGGAGCAGTTGCGTTCCGCCCACCGTGTTGTTGCGGACATACAGGATGATGCTCGCCGTCGCGGGTAGCGTGAAAACAAGGCTACAACGGTCGCCACCGTTCCGCCCAGCCGTGGCAACCGCAAAAATGCGCGTAGAGGCGACGCCCGTGACAGTAACCGCCTCCGTGTGGTTTGCCGAGGCAGGCGTGATGGTTGAGTCGCCGGTGATGTTGGCCGTCGTCCCGGCGGAATTGTAGCCGCCAAGAAGCCCGTAGGCAGTTGGCCCAAGCAGCGTCCAATCCCCACTTCCCACGGTTGGCGTTCCCCATGAATTCGTCGCGTTCAGGGCCGTGTTGTTCGCCGCCCAATAAAAACCGCCATAACTCACGACATCCTCACGGTTCACGTTGTCGTAGTAAATCTGCGTGGCATCAAACCCACCGCGATAGAATGCCAGCGGCCCGCGCGCGCCCTGCATACCTTGCAGGTAGTAAAGCTGCGGGTTGCGCGGCTCGCACGCCGTTGGGTTGCAGCAGCATGGCGTAGAAAGGCAGGAATTGCAGCTCATGGTGTGTAGGTGGCGACGTAACTGAGTTGATAGGTGTCATCGTCAGTGGGAGCACCGAGAGACGCGATAAATCCAGTCGCTGTGACGGTGTAGCCAACCACCGCAATGTTGCTATGGTCGGCGTCCGCTTTAATAACCATGGCCACAACTGATGGGACGCCCCCAAATGCAATCGGAAATGTGACTTCAATCGTGTCGTCGCCAGATGGTATTTCCACTGTGTCCCCCTGAGTAACAGGCCGGTTCACGCAGGGAGTCAGGGTGCTCGGCGCACAACCGCAACCGCTGGTTTGAGGGCTGGCCTGCTGCGCCGTGACCTGCCCTTGCAAAACATACCCGTCCTCCGTCAACGCATCGCTGAATGTCGCTGCACATCCGCTTGTCGTGACCGCCGAAGCGACAACCGCAACCGCTGGCGCAAACCCATTAGGGGCCACAAGCCACAACTGGACGGCGATTGGCACGCTCAGGAAGCGCACCGGCCAAGTCAATGTAGTTCCGCTGGCCCCATTAGGGACGGTCTGGTTGACGTATTGTGTCCAAGTGCTCATGTCGTCGGCGTTTTTGTTAGCGTAGGCGTTGGCAACACACAGAAAAGGGAAGGGCGGCGTCAGAAGGCTTTTGGCCCCTGACGCCGCCCCGCTAGTTGGTCGTGTCCCGTGACGCGCTGGCCTTCGCGGAACGGCGTCAGGCCGCGCTTAGACGAAGGTGCTCACACCCGTGCAACCACCCAAGACAGGCTGCACGCAACGCTTGACGATGATCGGGATGACAGCCCACGGAATCTGCGGGCGGTAGGCGCGGCCCACACGGTAGGCCAGCACGCCGAAATCCTTGTAGATGTTCGGCGTCGAGCCAAGGTTGTCCATCACGAAGCGGATGTCGCCGTTGAACATCTGGTTCATAAAGCGAATCTGGCCCTCGCCCGTGTAGGACTCAGGAATCTCGCGCTTAAACGCCGTCTGGCCGTCGTAGCGATAGAGGAGGAACAGCACCTCGTGCGACGCTAGCGCATAGCCGGGGTTGTCGGTCAGCACGTTACCGCCAGTCGTCGGGGCAGTCGTGATGAAGGGATTAACCGGCGTGTAAGTGCCGCCGGAGTAGTTCAGCCGGAGCGGCTGGTCAATCAGGGCATACTCGACGCCACGCATCGTGGGAACGAAGGCGAAATTGAGCAGGGCATCCATCGCGGTCTTGTTGCCGCCGCTGGCAAGCTGGCCCAACGGGACGATGTTTACGCTGGTCGTGCTGGCCGCCCCGCCGAGGTCGTTGCGGATGGCCTCAAGCGACTCATAACCGGCAATCAGGCGCGCGTTTCCGCTGTCATAGCCTTGCAGCCAGAGGGTCGTCTTGGCATAGCCGTTAATGGCATTAACGAGGTTGAACGAGGCCGGGGCCGTAGCCTGCACCGCCGGAACCGCCACCTGATACTGATAGCGGCCACCGTAGACCATGTTCGCCACGCTGTTGCCTTGGAGCGCAACCACCTTCACGCCGGAGTTGACGAACATCTGATACTGAATGTCGCCGTTCATCAGCGTCTTGACCGTGCTACCAATCATGCGAAGCTGCGAGAGCAGCGCAGTCTTCATGGCATTGAAACCGGCGGTCAAACAGATGGGCGTGGAGACGCCGGAGAAGATGCCCGCCGTGTAGTTGTAGGTGAACGAGCCGCTGGTCGCGGTGTTCAGGTTACACGAGCCGCAGGTCGTGTTGAATGCCTGAAAGGTCGGCGCGGCGAAGTTGGTGCCAAGGTCGGGGATGGCCTGCGTGACGGTTTGCAGGGTCGCCGCGCTATTGGCCGGGAAAGTGCCGGTGTCGAGCGACGTGAGCCACGGGGCGTTGGGCAGCGACGTTTCGGCGATGGGGCCGAGGAGCAGCGTCGGGTTGGTAGCGAAGGCTTGATTAACCTGATCGGCGGTAATTACGGTGCAGGCAGAAGGATTGGCCATGACGGGAAAGGTTTTACGAACAGTTGCGGTTGCGAGGAATGCCTGCGCGAAAGCGCATGGCGGTTGACTAACTTACTTCCTTCGACCGGGGGTGAATCCGTTCCTATGGCCTTTCGGCCCACCTATTCCCCTACGGTGAAGGGGCGAGACTGCATCTTGCGATGCCACCGTGACGGCACCATAACAGAAAAAAACGCTTGACGGGGGATTTGGAATGACAAAGTATCCCGCGCAACGGCATGAAATCCGGCGAAACTTTTACCGCACAAACCTGTATTCCTCTCCCCAAGAGCGGCGGGGATGAAGTGTTTGGACGTTCGCGTTCGACATGGCTACGTTGGGAATCCAAGGGGTTTATCAAGTTACGCCGCTTTAAGATTCCGGGGGCAAAGCACGCCACCACGGTTTGCATACCGCTAGAGGCCGCAGAGGAATTTATCAAGACCCGCGAAGGATTTGATCTAACATGAGAACCACGCCATGAAAATTCACAGCATTTATGTTAAATTCGATTCTTTCGATGAATCCCACTTTGAACGAGATGGGGAGCCGCCTGAACCCAACGCTCGGTTTTTCATTGAACCGGCCTACGCCGTTTGGAGGCCATATGAATTCGGAATAATCGGGAATGGGCGCACTCAGCAAGAGGCCAGAGAAGCCGTAGAAAAGTTTTTTACAGATAAAATCCGCTCAGGAATTCCGTATCCTAAGAATGTCCCATGAATCTGCCTGAAATAAAAGTTTGCCTAGAACACGGCGACGACACGCATCCTAGCGGCATCGCTTTTGTCACGTCTAGGGTAGAACGACGCGCTTTTTATGGTGGGTTGACTTATGAGCAAGTCGCGCGGATTTTCGAGAAAGCTGCCGTAACAATGCGGGCCTTCGCCGACGACAATCCGGGCGCAAAGACAAAAACACTTGAACAGGTCTGCGCGCGCATCACAGGAACCAAATAACTTACCATGTCCAAACCAGCCAACACCACCAAGGCCGAAAAGCCTCCCGCCAACAACGTCATCGTCATCACGCGCGCCGCAGGCCCACAAGACCCCGGCTTTAACCCGGCTGGCGTCGTCGTCCCCGGCGGCGACGGCACGCAGCGCACACAGCAGCGCGTCGTTGTCGCCACCTATCCGCTGCCGCCAGTCACGCATTGGGAAATCAACAACGCGGCGTGCCTAACGATTTACGCGGGCAAGGAGGCGATTGCCGTCCACCACGGCGGGACGTGGGAGTTGCTGCAAAAGGGCTACATCCCGCCCATAGCACCCGCGCTGGCCGAGGTCGAGACGATGCCGAAGGCTGCGGACACCGATGAAAAAACCTCCGTTTAACACGTCCAAAGATAAGGCGATAGCTAGGCTTAACCGCCTAGTCTATCGCGCTTATCCGCCGAGGTGGTGGCAAGGGGGATGGAACTACGGGAAACTCTACTACTGGGGTGATTATTTTGCTTGGACTGGCGATGGATGCGCGACTTGGATTCTAGACGGCATGACGCCGGTTCATACCGACTTCGTTGTTTCGCACCTTACGGGGCTTGGATTTATTAAGTCCAAGCGGAAATAGGCTTGCAATCTGTGCGAGCGGCGGCACGTTGCGCGCATGAGCACCTGCTGCCACTCCACGGAAAGCGTTATCGTCAATCCGGTCATCGTGTGCCGAGACGGCCAGCCCGCGCTTGTGAGCGGATGCGACGTGACCGGCGGCGCGGTAGGCTCGCCCACGCCGTTGCCGTCGTGCGACGCGCCTGATAACCGATTTTCACCCGCGTTTCCCGATGCCGCGCCTGCCACATGGACGCCGGGACAGACGCCGTGGAGCGCGGAGGACGCGCCCGGCTCGCTATTCTGCGCGCCGCCGTTATGGGTTCAGGAAAGATACCAGCAACACTTTGGTCGCTCTGCCATTCCGTCAACGGCTGGGCTTTCTCGATAGAACCGTCTGCGAAGTGACGCCCGTCGAGGTTGGCTCGGTCTTTAGCGTTCGCGTGTCAACGGGCGCGGCCAATACAGGGCGCGCGACGGCTCCTGCGGCTGCGGTCGCCTGAGTGAGCGGCGCAACGAAGGCAGGCAATTCGCCGGTAGCGAGGAATCGGTTCACGGCTTCATTACGCAAACCTGCTCCCATCCCAATGCGAGGAATCGCCGTAGCAAGGTCAACCAGAGCCTTTGCGCTTTGTGTGATGACACCACCCTTTGCCGCCAGCAACTCTTTGCTGAAAACCTTGGGAGAGGTCAGTCGTTCACCTTCTGACAAAGCCTTGTTTTTTTCCAACAAACGCGACGTATCCGACAGGTCGTCAAGAAACGCGATACCCTCATCGCCAAGAAGCGCGGTGTATTTGGAGCGGGCGTCTTTGTCCACGATTTCGCCGCCGACCCGCCCTGTTAGTTTGTCCAGTTTGTCGGCGTCCACGCGGTTGTATTGGCTAGCGTCAACGTTGGCAGGAGGCTTGGCTCGCACGTCATTCAGAACGTCGCCCAGCACGCCTTGGCGAAGCGACGCGGAAGTTTCTGGGTTCACCTTGTCGAGCGTGTCGTAAAGGCCTGAAATTGACTTGGCATCGCTTCCGTCACCGCGCAAGTAGGTGAACAGTTTTTCCGGGTTTGAGCCGGGCGCAAGGGCGGAACGAATAGCGCGGTTATCCAACGCGCCAGACGCTTCGGTAAATGCCTCGTTATTGGCGCGGAAGGCGGCGGCTGGCGTCAGATCATTGTTGGCTTTTGAGAAAGCGGCCTGCTGCTCTTTAGGGATGGTTTTAAGCGTCGCCTCGATGTCGTCGTTAATGGCGTCGCGGTAACCTTTCAGGATGTCACGCGAAACGTCATCCGTAGCCTCAAAATCAATGGAGTTATCTAGCGCGCGGCGATTCGCAAGCAGGTTGTCAACCGTAAGCCCATCCGTATTTTCGAGAGCCATTTGCTTCTTACGAATATCCGAGACGGCACGGTTAAACGCATCGCCCGTGCTTTTGGTGGACGCATCGGCGGAAATCTCACCGGGCATGATATGGCTGTTTTCGTTGATTTGCTTGCCGTATTTCTGCGCGACGCCTTCCACATATTGCGACGTTTTGGAAAGAGACGGGGCCACGTCCGACTCTGCGACGGCGGAAAGAATAGGAGCCTCTTTTGCGGAAAATTCCTTTATCGCGGTGTCCAAGTAGCCGCCTTCGCCTTTAAGCGCGCCTTGCACCGCCTCATGCAGTTGCGCTTGTGGCATAGCCTCGCCAGCCACGCGGTATTTCTCGGCGGCAAGCGCACTATCAATCGTGCTCGATGTCTGTGGGAGATTGCCGGTGAGCGGCGCATTGGCAGCGCGGGCAAGCACGGGACGGCCCGTGGAAATTTCAGCGGGGACGGCCTCGCCTGTTAGGCGCGAAAGAGCGGGAACGCCGCGAGTCTCAATCGGCGTTTGTGCGCCCGTGGCGACTTTACGGCCAAGCGCGCCCAATGCGCCAGTGGCAAGCACGGGCGCGGCGGTCAGGGCCGTGTCAATCGCCGCCTGCTTGCCGCTACCGCCAGCCGCGAGCGTCGTTGCAGGCACGGATAGCAACGCAGCACCCCGGCCAGCCATGCCAAGTTCCGGCTGACCAACGAGAGCACCCGCCGCCATTTTACCGGCCCCCTCCAAAACAGGCGCAATGTCACCAGCGATGTTAGGCAAGCCATACGGATAATAAAGAACGTCCTTTTTCTGGTCAGGCGTGCGGACGATGATGTTCTGCCCATCGGCGGAAGGGCGGGGGTGAAGCCCTTCGCTTTCCAGAGCGTCGAAAAGCTCCTTGCCTCCCTTGTGGCTGAACGCAAAGCGCGTGCTGGCGTCCAGTGTATCGTTGATGTCCAGCGGAACATTGTCGGGCGCAGTGTTCTCGGCCACGAACTTTTTCTCTCGCTCACGGTGCGAGTCTATCATTTGCGAAATATGTTCTGCTGGCGCACCCGAAGCGGACATTTCACCGAGGCCGATTTTCTCCCAAACAGACGGCAGAGATGTGGCATTCTCACTGCGTTTCTTCTCGGCCTCCATCGCGGATTGCGTCGCCGCCTGTTCCGGCGTCAGTTGCGGAATTTGGAATGATTGCGGTGCGGACGAAGACGGAACCGACGTGCCGGGCGAAGGCCCAAGCACGAAGCCCGGCGGCAATCCATCCGATGCCGGTTGTGCCGTGCGCGGCAACGGCCCCGGCAAAAATCCTTGTGGAAGGTCGTTCATGGCGTGCGCGGAACCCATTGACCGTTACGCTTCACAAGCTCCTCGCCAGTTTGTGGGTTGTGGGCGATTTCCTCGACCTGTCCGCCACCTTGCGCGCCCACGAAATCGGGTTGCCCTAGCCGCTGCAAAGCCTGCTGATGCCGCGTCTCAATCGCGTTCTTAGCCGCGTTGTAAGCAACAGTAGCCGCATGGGCATAATTATCCAAAGATGCCTGCAATGCCACCGGGTCTTGTGCCAACTTGATTGACCCAAGTGACTGCGTGAGGCCGTTGTATTCCGCCATGCTCCGCACATTCTTGACGTTAGCTAGGGCTTCACGCCCTGCCGCTCCTTGGACGGCTTGCAATTTCGCCGCCAGATTGTAGGCATCTGTTCCGGGGATTTGCGCGGTCAGATTCGCCCAAATTCTCGGACTGTAAACCGATGCCAGTTTCTTCGCCTCTTGGATGTTTTGCAATTCCGCCGCTAGTGCGGTTTCAGCATTTGCTAGTTTGGCTTTCTCTTGCGGATATTCGGAAATGTCTTGGGCGTCTTCCTTGGATAATGCCCGCTGACCAACAAATCCAGACTTTGCTCCTTCCACCGCCCCCGCCACCGCCGCTTTACTAGGGGCTACTGCCGAAAACTGAGCCGGGTCAACCGCTTCACCAGTATCCGCCCGGATGACATGACCCATGCGATTTTGTAGCGTGGACACCGGGCCGCCATTGGCATCGTAAAGAACCGGCCCTTTGGTAAACCCAACCATTGCCGCCGTCATTCCGGGAGGAAGGAAAGCCTGCTTCTTGGACTGGCTAATAACGTTGCCGTTGCGCGTCTCAGTCTGCGTGACGGTGTAGGAACCATCAGGGTTCTTTTCATAGGTTTCCGACACACCTTCCGGCCCGACAAGTGCTTGGCTGTATTGCGCCTGTTTTGCCAGCAAAGCGCGTTGCGGAGCGGCAGTTATGAACTGTTCCGCCCCTTGCGCGATGTTCTGCGCCCGCCCTTGGTTTTCCAGCGTCGCCGCCTGTTGCTCAAGCGGAAACGCCTGCTGTTTGCGCGATTCAGCCAAGCGCGCCAACACGATGTTTTGCCGCGCCGCATTGTCCGCGTTCATCGCCTGTTGGTTCTGAATGCTTTCATTCTGTGCCGCCGCACGAAGTTGCACGGCGAGTTGAGCGATGCGCGCCGGGTCAAGCGGCTGGACGACGCCGACGTTGCTAGGAATTGTCAGAGGGGCCGGAAGTGCTCGACCTATGAAGCCTTGTGTTGGGAGTCCCATGTTGGTTGCGATTAAGTGCGGCTGGCGGCCTTGGCCTTGGTAATAGACGCTTGGCTCTGGGTATTGTAAAGCTGCTGCCCATAGCTCAACTGTCCCGGCTGTTGCGGCGCACCATTCAGCCCGTAGGTCGTGACTGGCGCATAACTTGTCGGCTGATACGGCATCGCGCTAAATGTGTAAGTGGGTTGAGGCGCGTTGGCTGCCGTCGCCGCCTCGTTCTGTGCCTGTTGCGCGGCGATGCTGGAATTGGCGAGATTGGCCTGCGCTCCCAACTTGGAAAGAGCAAATTGGTTGGCCTGTTGATTATTGGCAACAGCGAGGTCAGTCGTGTGGCTAGGGTCAAGCCCAGCCGTGGGAAGCTGGTTTTGCGCGAGCAGCGCGCCAGCGTCCGCCATGCGCTGGCGTTGCAGGTCAAGCGAAGTCAGGCCAAGTGATGCAGCGGTGATAGGGCCAGCGGAAGCCGATAGGCCGGACGCGCCAGCCTGCGCTCCCACGTTTCGTGCCACCCTCGTTTGCACGTCAGCGGGCAAGTTTCCGCCCTGCGCGAGATTGGCCGCAACTTGGTCTTGCAGGCCCGTTCGAGCCGCTGCCACGCCGGGAGAAAACTGCTTCTCTAGGCCGATGGACGACGCGACATTATGCGCCGCCTGTTCCTCTGCCGACTTCGTGAGAGCGGCGATGTCAATAGGCTGGTATTTGAGATTGCTGACGGCGGTGGCCTGCGAAGCCAGCGCGGGCGATGAACCGGCAGATTTTCCAGACGTAAGCGCAGTAAGGTTCGCCCTAGAGGCCGCAAGCTGCGCGTTGTAGTTGCTATTGGCGGCGGCGATTTGCGCGGCGACGGTGGCGGATAGGTTTCCCATGTTATTTGCCCTCCTTTGGGCCGAACAGATTGTCTAAAAACTCCTCGCGCTCTTTGCAGGACTTGCATTTTCGAAGGTCAATTCGACCAAACGTCAGACCGTAAATCAGCCACACGAAAGGCGCGACGACGTAGCGCACCTGCCGCCCTAGCGTGATACCAGCAGCGTCGGCGAAGCAATGCGCCGCCAATATGAATGCGGTGACGACAATGGCGGTGATGTGGATAGGAGGCATGGTTTATGCGAAAATAGTTCTTGCATTGGGTATGAAGTCAATCATTCTAGCCCATGTCAAAGCGCGGGGGCGTTGTGACCAAAAAACTTTCTCGTAAGAGACGCCGCGCGCAAGCTCGGCGGGCCGTGACGCCCCCGCGTTGCGGCCTTTTTTATGGCTATCACACAACGCTTCCCACCGCCCATCGTTTCCGAAGAAGACAAAGACCTTCTTATATTCCGATGGACTAGAGCAAAAATTGGCTATGCATTCAGAAAGCCAACTGGCGAAATTCCTATTACAATTCACAGAATCATAATCGCTAGGACTTTGGGCAGGCATCCACTTAGACACGAGGTATGCGACCATATCAACGGGGATAAATGGGATAACCGAAGGTCTAATCTTAGAGTCGTATCTCAACGAGAAAACATCCAAAACCAACACACCAGAGGCAGATTCAGGGGAACGTGGTTTGAAAAAAGAAGCGGGAAGTGGGTTGCCGAAGTTATTCACAAACGAAAAAAACATTACGCCGGGATATTTGAACGCAGAAAAGATGCGGCAGAAGCCGCCAAGAAGAAAAGACGTGAACTTGGTTTTTTCTGTTTTCAAGATATTGGATAACCCAAAAATACCTTCGGGTAAAGCGTCCCGCCGCTACCCCCGCCACCCCCGACGGTAGAAACAGGCGCGGTGATGTTCGGAACCTGAACGGTGGCCCCTGCGCCCCAAAGCGTATGAGCCGCCGTATTCTGATTAGTGGAAAGTGTAGTGATGCTATCAATAGCTCGGCTTCCACTTGCTAGAACCCAACCGGATGAAAGTTCATCGGCAGAATCATAATCGAACTTTACGTCTCCGGGAACCAAGTTTTGCCCTACAACCACGTAAGCCCCTACGGTGCTATTCCAGAAATAAAAACACCCAGTAGTCGTGCTAAAAAACACGACGCCTTGGTCGGTCGTCGGCAAAACGCTTCCCTGCTCAAAAAACGTAACATCCGTGCTAACGCTCGCACTCAGGTATTGCGCCAGCAACTGCGTCAACTGGTTAAACGTGAAAGCCTCGATGCCGACCGGAGCCGGAATCGCAATGAGCGTGACGGGGAAAGTTTGCTGCGCCATATTGGAAGGGTTTGCGGGAGGTTGTTACAAAGTCAAGTTTTTACACGAACGGGCTATGCCGTCGCTTTCGTTGCCTGAATAATCTTCATGGTCATAAACTGCCCATTGTAGGGCTGAACAATTCCGGGAACGTCCGGCACAGCCAAAAGCGACGCATTGGAAAGTTGGCTGCCGTCGCCAGAGTCAGCCGAAAGGGTGAGAGTCGCACCCGACCGGATGCGAATCGTGTTCGTGTAATCCCACGTCTGCACCGCCAACCCCGCCGCCGGATTTAAGAAATACGTCTGTGGCGGGTCGCTCACGACAAGCGAATAGACGTTGAAGTTTGCTCCGCCCGTATTTGAGCCGCCAACATACCAACCGTTGCCTTGGACGCCACCGGAATAACCGGCGCAGTTTTCAGCCACACCAGCGATTCTCACAACGACATCGTAATCACCGGGAGGCCCATCAAAAACGACCGCTTGTGAGTTGTTGTCTGGGCAGGAGCATACACCGGGGAAAATCACGCCTTGGCACGGCAACAAACTCGTTAGCAGTTGACCGGCCAGAAGCGCGGAAGGAGCGGCCTGATAGTCTATCAGGTTGTTAGTTGAAAAGTGCGTCTGCTCCTGAGACGGGAAGCCCACGACGGCACCCGCTGGATTTTCCGGCTGCATTATGAAATCCGGCGTCGTCCCCTCGATAAGCTCAGGGCAGGCGTCGCCACCCGGCAAAATATGAAACCCAGTCTCAGGAGGGACAACCGCCCCTTCGGTGTTCTGCGGCACGTTATCCGCCGCCATGCGGTAGCCGGTCAGGCATCCTCGCCCTAGAAACTGGAATTGTAGCGCAAAGGCGCGGTCGCTCTCGTCGGGGGCCAGCCCGCGCGCCTCAACCTTGGACGAGTCGCAATCGTCCTGCGGCCCACGCACGTTGCGGCTGATGATGTCGCGCACCTGCGGGATGAAGTTGCGTGTGGCCGTGTCAAATTTGAGGGGATAGTATTCCGACGTTGGCGTAAGGATGCTGCCCGGCGTCGCCGTCACACGGGTTGTCAGGATTTCATGCCATTTGCCGCGCGTCCCCTTCCACATCCAAACCATATCCAAGTTGCCCAGCACGTTTTCCATGAAGGCCCGTGCATAGAGGAAATTGCAGCGGCCAAAGAGCGAGCCGGATAGCAGATGCAGGGGCGTTTCCACCATCCACGGGATTTGCTTGCCCGCGTCGGCGCGATTGGCCTGAAACGCCTCGTAAGTGCGGACAACGCCATCCACGTCTAGCGATAGGCAGTAGCATCGGAACTGTCCGTAAGCCTCCAACGTGACCCATTGCACGGGGCGAACGCCCGTCCACACACCCTGCCATGAATATGAGTTATCCTGCATCTCTGGGATGGGCTGCTTGTCTAGCACCTGCGTTTGCGAGTTAACTGGTGTTCCTGACGCCGTTGCGCCACTGGTCACGCTCCAAAACACATAGCTATTGAAAGACCCCGCGCAGCACCCGCTCTGGTCGGGGGACATAAGCACGTTGCTGTATGCCATCTGCGTGTTGATGGGCGGCATATTCTGCGTGCTCGTCACGCTGTTGATGTTGTCAAATTCCACGATGCCAGCAGGCGACATCCAATAAATCAGGCCGCGATGGTTGATGATGGACTTGCCAGCCACGCAGCCCGTCCCAGCGAAAACCTTGCTGAGAAAGTTGGGCGTGCCAATCCAGCCGGGGATGCCGTTGGTAAGGTCTTGGGCGCGCTGTTGTATGCCGGTAATAATGGCGAAAGTCGCATCCTGCGTCATTATCAGGCATTGCGAGTTGACGCTGCCACTTGTGCCACGGTCGCTCATGCCAGTCACATTCCCCTCGATGTTAATGACTGGGACGGAAAGCAGATTCAGTTCCTCAGTGAAGTGCAACGGGTCGTTGATGTCACTGGCAAAAACCTGCGGGCCATTGCTGACGAAAAGGCGGTTGCCGCTCCAAGCCATCCAAAGGCCGATGCGCGTCTCGTTGTAACCGGCGTCAAACAACGTGTCGCCACCCGCCGTAACCGTCACGCTCTTTTGCGGATTGAGCGCGCCGCTATTAGTCCCGTCCCAATAGCAGGCCCGTGAGCCGCCGTCCTGCATGATAAGCACATTACGTGCCACTCGCGGCACAACGATGCCATTCTCGATGGTCTGGCTTTGCAGCGCACGGGTAAAAACCACCGTCTTGGCGTTGGAAGAAAAGGCGACGTTTGACAGCGTGAACGGGTCGCCCAGCGTGCCGTTGTAGTTCACCTTTTGGGCATAGACGACGCCAGCAATCGCCGTCACGAGATACGGGTTTCCGTTTGTCGGCCTAAACCAGTCCATCCCCTGCACGTTGACCGCACCGGACAAAGTCGGCCAAGTGAAACGCGGGTCAAAACCGGGGCGCGTCTGCCAGAGTCCACCTTTGTTAACGGCATTTACCGCCCATCGCACGATGCCCGGTTTCTGAATTAGCGGCGAGAGGTAGCTGTCCACGCCGCCCACCCAACCGGAAAAGTCCTGTTGGAGCCGTGATTGAGGGTTTGTTTGCGACATGGCTGCAAATTAGCGAATATCCTGCGTCCCGATGCCGTAACCCGGATTCACTTGAATGTTGAACGTGCCGGGGCCGTCCTCGATGGACTGAACCTTGTTCATTATGTCAATGGCTCGCGCGCGGTAGGCTTCTGACGCCTCTAGGTTGTTCGTGTCGCTCATGCGGATGCTTTTGATTAGCTCAAGCATGGCCTCGCGGTTATTGATTGGCAGAATGTCGTAATCGTAAAGCAGTTTGAGGTCGGCAATACGGTAGCGCACGCGCACCCAGCAGCAGGATTGCGAAACTCGGATGCGCCGATAGTTGGGCGTTGTCTCGCGCGGTGAGTAGTAGCCGACAACGACGCCCATCGCGCCCTGATGCGGCGGGCAGGCCAGCAGCTTGACGTAGCCTTTCGTCACCGGCTTGAGCACCCGCGTAATTTTGCGCCAAAGCGTCACATTGGCATCTTGCGAAGCCGTGTTAGCAAGCAACGGGATTTCCCGCGTGACAATCTGCGGGTCACCTGCCGCGTTTTGCGTCTCGCCCGTCACAATCAGCTTTAGGTCGCCTGCGCCGTCCGCCGGATTCTCGGTGATAGCCGCCAGTGTGCTCCACTCGCGCAAATCCCTAAAAGTCGGGGAAAACTCGCGGTCATCCCACGTCTGCCCATTCCAACTGCTGCCCATCGCTGAATTAGACCCCGCGCCATACCAGCCTGTCGCGCCCCATGCGTTCCCGTTGTTCGGCGTGCTTCCGGGGCCATTCTGCGAATACTCAAACCATGCATTGCGAAAAATCGCCGGTTGCCCAGCAACGTTTGTGGCCAGCGGCGTTCCAACAAAATACGGGAGTGTCACCCATCCGCACGCATCACTATTCAGGTCAAGCGTTCCGATGCTCGGATTGTAGTTCTCCTCATAAATTCCAAGCGAAAGGGCGCGCTCGATGTAGCCGATAATAACATCGCGGTCGCTGATGCCGAGAAAGGCCGCGCTCTTGGTGTCCTCGATAATGGTGCCGAGGGTAATCGGATTGCTCATGCCCCGCTATTGAGCGGGGTTTTCCCGCTTGTCAACTTATTTGCGAATGAGTCTCACGCCTGAACACGCGCGAGATTGGGATTGGCGCGCTTGGCCGCTGGCGAGGCATTGCGCGCGGCGGAGGCCAGAATGGCCCCAGCGCGGTCTTTGCTGATGCCCTCGCGTCTGGCGATGCTCTGTTCAGCGGCCTTGAAGCCGGGATGCGCTTTGCGGGCGAGAATGGTCTTGGAGTGCGTCATGGGAAGCTGGGTTGGGTTGGTTGGCAGGTCTTGGCTAGCGGGAGAGGAGGCGGTCATAGCGCGGCAGTCTGTTCACGAAGCTCTGAGAAAGTCAAAGGGTAATCAGATGCCTTAACCTCCCTCCCACCACAATTCTCAAATGTCAGTCCATACCTAGCATCGTCGTAACCGGGCTGGCCGGGAAGAAGCTTGATGAACGATACAGGATTCCCTTGGTCGTCAAAAACGAAGCCGCCAAATCGGACACAAATTCCGTCGGGTGCTTGGTTGATGATTCCTAGGGTTTTCATGGTGATTCGATTTTACGCGTCCGACTAGCGGAAGCGCAAGTTTATTCACACGGGCAGCAGGGCGCGCAGGCTGGCATAGTCGGTTGCCTTGCTCGCGTGGATTTTCTGCCAGAGCGTATCGTTGGCTTCCACGTGAACCGTCTCGTCGCGTAGGTTGGCCCATACGTTGCTCTGTCGGCTGTGGCGAACGAGCGGCCCCGCCAGATTGAAACAATAACCGCGCTCATACGCGATTCGTTGCCAGATTATTCCTTGCCAGATGTCGTCATATCTAGCGACGTTGATGAACTGCGCTACCGGCCACCACTCACGGCGAAAGGCCAAATTCATGCCCGATAACGCGAAGTATTGGCCGTGGACAGATTCACGGTCAAACGTCATCGGATGCGTCGCGCCGTGAACGAGTTGAGACGGCGCGTCGTAGTCACCAACCTCCGTCCAATGGCCCATTGAAGCAGCTACAGGCATCGTTACTGTGCGGTTTTGCGGAAGGAACGGCGTGCCGCGAGAGAACGGAGTCGTGACGGTGCGAAAAAGCTGGACAGGTTTCGGTTCAAGTGCGGCGACGTGGGCCTCTGCAAAGTTTTCAAAAGGCCGCATAAATTTCGGAATCGGGTTAGGCGTCGGATTGCACAAAGACCTCCAATGGCAAAAGTTCTTTGCGTAACTATCTTCTGGCGATGGAAAGCAATCGTCGTCTAGCACGATAATAACTTCTGCGCCAGCATCGTAGGCGCACTGAATCGCCCGATTTTTTGTAATCGCGCAACCACTGCGGTCAGTGTCTTGCTGAAGGAAAAGATACGGCGGGATGTCGTCGGTCATGATTCCCCATGCGGCGAGAAACTTATCTCGCTGCTCAGGGTTGTGCCAAGGAGTGCAGACGGCGAATGGGAGTTTGGTCATGGTGTTGAATTAGATGTCAGGTATCCAAGTTCTTTTCTCTTGGCAGTTGCCGCGATAACCGCGTCTTTTCTATCTTGAAAAAGCCCGGCATGATGCTGCTTGCCTCGTATTGTTGCGTATGCCCTCCATGCCATGTTGCATTTAGACCAACAAGTTCCCCGAAATTCTCCTAGGTCGTGCCTATTCTGGCCGTTCCCAACCTTATTCGTAAGCCGAAGATTTGACCTACGGTTATCTAACTTGTTTCCGTTTATGTGGTCAACGAGTTCACCCTTGGTTAATTTTCTACCTAGAATGTCCTCCATGATTGCCTTGTGCGCGCAAATCCTAGTGGGTTTCCCGTTATTCCATGGGCCAGCCCTTCTCGCATATCCCCACGAAGAAAGTTTCCACCAAAACCCTTCGATTATTTTATCTCCGGGGTCATAAATTTGAACTACGCTATTGCCTTTACGGCTATGGCCACGATTTAGAGTATTGCCTATTTGGAATCCCATAAAAAAGTCGTGACGTGGTAGCGTCACGACCCGCCCAGCTTGCGCCGAACGTCCCATACGGGAAAGTGATTTTGTCGCCACGCTACCACGCGAGGACAACAGGAGAATGTTCAATCGGCGCATGGCGTCAACAACTAAAGTGCGTGGGCGAAACATATTTTTTCTCCCATGAAAACCCAATCCCCATCGCTGTTTTTGCTCAAACCTTCTTTCAATCCGCGATGGGCGTGATGGTGCGTCAGCGGCGGCAACTTCCCAATCTCAAGCGCCGGCTGGCTGGCCGCATAGATGCAAGCTAATTGCACCCTTGCCGGGTTTCCAAAGCAGGCATCCACCGTAGGCCAAAGCGCAACCGTGCGCTTATGAAGCTCGCGCCAGCTATCTAGCCGCGCGACGATGAACCCCCAATTCACCGTCGCCATACCGGCCATTCCCGGAAACTCGCGCTCAATTTCAGCCATCGGCTTCTTTGGAAACAGGTCGCCAGCCTCGCTCAAAAGCGACTGCGGCTCGTTTGGCATATTGTATGAGCCCAAGAATTGCCCCGGCTTGACGGCGGCGAAGGCGACTAGTTCATCGTCCGTGAATGGGCGTTGAAAGTAGGCATCCGCATCGGTGAAGATAACCACGTCGTCCTCTTTCCAATCGGCGGGGACGAAGTCAACGAACGCGCCGTTCTGCGCCATGAACTTCGGCAGGTTCAGCGAGCACCGGCTGTAAGGCGCAGCCACGCACGGCACGCCCAGCACGTCTTTCGTGTCATCCGGGAAGTCGAACGCGAAGATAAGCGCAGGCACGTTTAGATGCTTCTTGATTGACTCAATAAACCGCGTGGCGCGGCCCAAATAATTGGGCGTGATGCCGGATGAAAGACGAATAGTGCTCATGTGATTCGTTCAATTATTGTGAGGCCAAAACTTTCCTGCGTCTGGTAGCAAATGCGCCAATCCTTGTTTTCTGCTAGGAAGGCATCGAACGCAGAAAGTATGCCCGGTGTCCCCGGCAAGTCGCCGACCAGCCCGAAAATCTCGGTGTCATGGCTGGCTATCTTTGTAGCACCAGCGGCCTTGGCGAGCCGCAAGTTAATCGCCACGGCGTTGCCGTTATGGTGAACGCCGCAAAAGACGAAATCGCACGGCGGGATTTCTGCAATCCTGTCAACGTCCGCCTGCACGAAATTAAGCATCAGCCCTTCCGCCATCGCCATCGCCTGCATCGTGTCAACGTCGTCCGTTCTCACTAGGTCGTAAGTCGTCAACTCAAGCGGACGCCCCGCGAGCATCGCCATGGTGGACACGCCGCGTCTCGTTCCAAACTCGACAACGCGCTTGCCCGCCGCGCACTCGCGCAGAATAGGGACGTGCGCCATTACGTCGGTTGGCTCCGTGAGCAGTTTTTCGTAGCATTCTTGGATGGTCATGTTAGACGGATTTTCACCAAAGTTTCATGCACGTGTTGAATCATTTCTTTGGGGTCATCTGGGCGGATTGTTAAGTAACCGCCTTCGTAGGTTTTCTCAATAACTCCGCCCCGCCACCCAAGGCCGTCATTAAATTGAATAACTGTATTTTCTTGGTATTTGCTCATGGATGGGCAGCGAATTCGTAGGAATTGTAGGTTTTGTCTTTCAGTAAATCTTCAGGAGGCCGCGTCCATTCTCTTTCGTTCAGGTTTGTCTTAAAGGTTAGCGGCCTCCAAGAAACCGCAATCACGGGAAGATCATAGCTGCGCCAAAAATAAACCATCCCATCCGGTTTCATGCATTCATAGCCGATGTCTAGGTGGTGTCCGCCGTCGTTGGGGAAACGACCAACTTCGTTAGACGGCCAAAGGTCACGAAATAAAATCCAGCCTGATTCTGATTGAATGTTTTTCATTGGATAGGTTTCTAATGCTCCAGCCATTCGGTCAGCTTGTTTTTGGCGAACTCGCGCGCCCGTCTGTTTTCGTAGTCGGTCGCTCCCCACGCCATGCCAAGATGCCTGCGGGCGGCGGTTGTCACCCAATCCTCGCACGGCAGATTTACAAGATTATTGTTAGCGTGGCTCTTTTCAATCCACTCCGACGATAGTGGTTGTTTCCCGATATGGCGCAGCAGCACGTTTGCCCAGCGGACAAACGCGAGCGACGTAGGGTGGTTCTTGGTAAGGAATAGTTGCTCAACCCGACCTTGCGGCTGCCAGCCCGAAATACGGATGGCCGGGTCAACGCCTTCCTCGTCCTCCTTGTTTGCCATGTGCAAGCAGTCTGATTCCCATCGGGCGGCATAATTTAGGTCGGCCTCCTCAACCAGCCATCCCACGGCGCGCTCGATTCCGTCCGCCTTCGCCATCTCGATAACCGGATGCCAAGTCTCCTGCTTCGCATTCTCCATGAAAAAGTTGGCCCCTTGGTAAAACACGGAAATCGGGATGAGAGTGCAGCCAGCGCGCGGCGTCACGCTCTCCGGCCACGGAAACACACGCTTGGTCGCGTGGTAAAAAAGTATGTCAGCATTTTCTACGACCTCCTTTTCCTGCTCCCGCGTTTCCTCCTTTGTGCAAATGCGAAAGTTTTGGATAACCGCCGTAGTGAACGTGGAAGCATCCGGCGACTGCTTGAAAAACCATTCAAGCCCGTAGCCCTGACAGTTTGTATGAAAGTGAATTTTCATGCGGTGGTAGGTTGCCAGTTCCGCATGGCGCGTTCAAGCACGGCGTGAACGGGCGTCATGGTCACACCACAACGGGCTAGCTTTCCGCCGTCAAGCACGCAGGAGGAGCGCGGCGTTTTTCCACACTCGCGCATAAACTCGGCCTCGTCCTGCCAGTAGCGAAACTCTTTGCGGCACAAGCCGGTTTTATCCATGAGTCCGATAATCTCGCGTTTCGTGACCGATCCGGGGTTCACCACGTTGTAGGTGCCGAACGGCACTCGTTTCAGCCAGCAGTCGAGCGTTGCGTTGCAAAACTCGTCAAGCTCGGTTAGTGACTCCATGCTATCTAGGATGCGGTCATACGCCATGAGCTTCGAGAGGAAATTTCGAGGGCCAGCGACGTTGTTGAATGGCACGCGCATCCGCCAGATGTAGCAGTTTGGGCGTCCGGCTAAGATTTGTTCGCCGAGCGCCTTTGTTCCGCTGTAAAAGCTACTGCGCGGCGAGCCGAAGCAGAAATTAGGCGGGTCATCCTCGCGCCATGGTTGCCAGTCGGGGCGCGTGCCTGAGTAGATGCAACCGCTTGAGACGTGGCCCCATGGCACGCCTACGCCTTCACAAAGATTGGCGAGAAGGCCCGGAAGCACCGCATTTGAATACAGGCACGTTGGCTTAATGTTGGTCTGTTCACAGGATTCTACATTTGGTTTCCCCGTGAAACCGGCGCAATTTATCAGGAATTCCGGGTGAAGAAGCGGCTGCTTCCATTGGAAATGTCTAGCGATTACGTTTATGTCTCTCGACTCAATCACGCGAAACTCAATCCCACGCCGCCGCATAGCCGCTTGGTAGGCTTGCCCGACGTAGCCGGATGCTCCGAGTAGGTAAATCATGGTGCGTGGATTAGAAGTGAAGCGACTCGTAGAACTCAACCGTTTCGGCTAATCCTTGAGCGAATCGTTTTAAAGGTATCCATCCGGTTTCATGGCGAACCTTGGCCGAGTCTATCGCATATCGGCGGTCGTTTCCGGGGCGGTCGTCAGTGTGCTTGATTTTGCGCGTGTAGGAACGTTCGCCAGTCAGTTTTTGACGGTCATCTAATATCTCGCAAATGGCGTTCACCACGCCAAGATTCATCATCTCGTTATCCGCGCCAATGGCGTAGCTCTCGCCAACGCGCCCTCGCTGAATAACCGCCCAAATCGCCGCGCAATGGTCATCAACGTGTATCCAGTCGCGGATTTGCTGGCCGTCGCCGTGAACTGTAAGCTCTAGTCCTTCTAGGGCTCGCGTGATGATGCGCGGTATCAGCTTTTCGGGGAACTGGTATGGCCCGTAGTTGTTAGAGCAGTTAGTCGTGATGACGGGGAATCCGTAGGTGTGAAAATAGGAGCGGCATAGACAATCGCTCGCGGCCTTGCTTGCGGCATACGGAGAGTTTGGCGCAAAGGCGGTCGTCTCTTTGAACGCGGGTGCGTCTGGTGTTAGCGAACCATAAACCTCGTCGGTTGAGACGTGCAGGAACCGGAACTTCGCCTTTTCATAATCATCGCCACCCATCCAGTGAAACCGCGCGCAGTTTATCAGCCGCAGCGTGCCAATGACGTTCGTTTGGAAAAACGGCTCCGGCGAGTCAATCGAATGGTCAACGTGCGACTCAGCCGCAAAGTTCACCACGCAGTCAATCGCGTGCTCTTTCAGTAGGCGCGTGACGAGCCAGTAATCGCCAATGTCACCGTATGCGAAAACGTAGCGCGGGTCGTTCTCGACCGCCGCCAAGTTGTTTCGGCTACCCGCGTAGGTCAGCGCGTCTAGGTTCACGATTTTGTCCACGCCCTCGTCATGCCGCGCCAGCCGTTGCCGGATAAACGCGCTTCCGATGAAGCCGCAGCCGCCTGTTACGAGGATGTTCATAGATGATTTAAACCCAAGACTCATTAACCCAACAAACCCCCGCTCCTGCGTCATGTCCAAATACGCATAATCTTTGCTGAATAGTGGCCGTCTCAAGCCATCTTATGTTTCGCTTGTCATCGCCTTTCGGTGAATAGCAGATAGCCGGGAACCATAAGAACTTTGTTATGGTTCTTGTGTCGCCTAGGTGGGATTGTTTTTTCATGGTGCGATACGGTTCACAAACTAGACCAAGAACCCGACTTCCTTTCCTCGGTTTTATGGGTGTCGGAAATCAGTGCGATGGTGTCATTCAACTCGATATTCCCATGGAATAGGTTTTGGCGGCACCTAAGAGAGCGGTGATGAATAGTTTCTCTGGTAAAAGTAGTTGTGTTGTAACGAATCAATGACACATTCATTCCAAGCATGGCCGCCCGTTGGGCTGCACGCTCCGTCATTTGCAGATTATTCCTTGGACTTTCTTTCTCGTCGGACTTGTGAGAGAAGTGCTTGATGGCAGCGGAATCATCTGTTGAAATCCACCAACCGCGCTCTTTTGATCGCCAGCCTTCCTTGGCTATGTCGCCACGATAAGGGCTCCCACCGTAGTAGGCGTCACAGAAATACTCGAAACCTGCCGACGTGTAATCAAGTATTGTGGACGGGGCGATGCAACCAGCCTTGGTTGGTATCTTCTCGGTTTCATATGCAAACATCAATCCGATACTAACCGGAAGTTCTTCTAGTTTATTACCACTGATGGAGGTTTTTTTGGGTTTCATTTTGCTAGGATAAAGTTTAGCTCCCGTTCGTGCTTGATGCCGTGGATGCAATGCACCCCGTCGCGGTAGGCTTGCCGCGCAAGCTCTAGGTCGCCGGGACGGTCAAGCGAATTCCTAGTGAAGTTTTTGAATACCCCACCATGCACAGGAATTTGAAGCAAGTCGGTGATGTAACCGAGGAAAGTATCGGGAGAGCCGCCCTCGTTAATCCCATGGAAAAGCAACTTGTCTCCAAGTTCTACCGTAGCCTTTGCCGTCTCTGCGTCCATACACCAAGGCCCATGGAAAAATCGGCTGCACCGATAACCCGGCATTGCCCCGCCGGTTTCGTTTAGAACAAAACCAGTCGGGAAAGGCGGGAGCGGCTTAAAGAAAATCGTGTCATACTCGGCAACCAAGATTTCAGTTCCCCCTTCCTTGACGGCATATTCCAACGTCCTGATAAGTCGGCTTGGAAGGTGATTTCCAGAAACGTAGGAATCTCCACCGATGACAACCGTATCAGCGGAAGGCCACTTGCAATCGCCCTTAGTCGTTTGGACTCCCACCGTGCGGTCGCAACCGGCTGCCAGATAATACGGGTAATGCCGAGCCACGGTAGCGTTGACGCTTCCGTGAGTGTGAATTAAGAGAATTCTCATGGCGCGGTCTCTAGCGTTGTCTTGGACTTCCTCCCGCGCTTAGACGCAGGCGCGGCATCGGCGACAGGCGCAATGACAGGCTGCCGAGTAGGTTCAATAGGTGGCGGAGTCGAGCCATCCCCGATTCCAAGCAATGACTCAATCTGCGCCCGCGCCGTCTCAATGCCGCCCCACGACCAGAACTGACTAAGCGGAAGACGCGGAGCCTCATACTTCTCCGTCTTGAACCAAGCCCGCGTGCCATGCTTGTAGCGGAACAGCCACGCGCCCATTAGATTGAACTCCGCCAGACAGCGGCCCGCGTTCGCTTCGGCAATTATGTAGTCGCGCACGGTAACGCCACGATTGGAAAGGAACCATTGCCGGAACTCGGCAAGCTCGCTGGTATGATAGGTCGCGCCGTGCCGTCGCATTAGCTCGTTTTCCACGGTGAAGCCAAGTGCTTTCTCGGTGGACTCTTTCCACGGCACTTGCTCTTTCAACTCGGCGTAGGACTGGTAAAGCGCGATGGGCTTACCGCCATGAAAGAAATCGGCAGGGGCGATAGCATCTGTAAAAATGCAGTCCGAATCAATGTAGCTAACCCAGCCGTCATCCGGCAGAAACTTATCGGCATAAAGTTTGGTGATTTGCTGCGCGAGGTAGCCTTTGCACGGGTCTGCCTCGCAGACGGTAAAATCAACTCCGGCATCCGTAAATGTAGCGGCATCTGTTTGCGGAACAACAACCTTAATACCAACAAACCCACTCGCAAACTTCGCCACACTTTGCAGACAGTATTTCAGAAATGGAAAGTCTTTCGTGTAGGAGCGGATGAAAAGATAATGCGGCTGATTGGTTGAAATAGTAGCGGTCACAGGCGTAAAACCGGGAGGCACAGGAAAATTTTGGTGGAAAACAACGGCCTTGGATTGCGCCCGCGCCTTCCCCAATACAATCTCATCGCGCACCGCATCAATCGCGGAGCTATCCTGCACGCCATGATGCACGCATGGGCCGCGCCCGTCATTCGCGCCCAAAAGTTCAGCCGCCGAGATAGTGGCACGCCGATAGTCGAGTTTGATTAGACCAGTGTTCTTGGACATTGGCACGATGATGTCCCTATGCTCCACGTCATACGCCCCCTGCGGGTTGCAACCACCGAGACGCGCATTGGGCGCAAGCGCGGCCAGCTTCGTGTCATACACCGCAACACCATTGACGTGTAGGGCTGGCGTCGTCTGGTGAACTCCCAGCACAGCCTTTCCTTGCGCCTTCGCCGCTTTCCACGCCGCATCTAGCTCCTGAATCCAGCCGCGCCGCAGAGGCACCGCATCCCACTCCATATTGAAAAAGGCATAGTAACGCTCGCTCCACGCTTTGCCGGACATGGTATGCACAAGGTCGTGCCACATCTCGTTTGCACCATAAGGGAAACCAGTTGCGCCGTGCCGCCCCGACTTTTGGACGTGAACAGTCTGAAACTTGGCGCGCAGACGCGCCAGTGTATCGTCAGGGAAGCCCGTCGCGTCGAAGCGGCCCCATAGCAAGAAATCAGCCACCGGATTAACGTCCGGCTCCAAGTCTGCGATTATCTCACACGTCCGAATGACGCGAGCCAAGTCGCCATGATAGTAGCCCATCACAACGAGGAAGCGCGGCTCACTGGATGTCCGCTGCATACCGTCGTTGAGAATGGCAACAGGGTGAAGTTCGCCCGCGAGGTTGCGGACGAAACCGGAAGGGACTGGTTGGTTAGTCATGGTGATTATTTTACAATCGGAACATTCAACGCCACGCGGTTTCCGATGTGTCCGCAGAACGTCGCTAGGTCAACGACTGGCTCATGTCCTGCCTCACGGGCGCGCTGGCAGAAGGAAACATCGTCGCCGTTGTCGTCAATCTTGTCGAAAAATCGGTTGGCGTGCCTAATCCACGGCTTGCGGTCGCGGTCATTGACCGCATCTTGCGGGCGCGTGCGAATGATGTCGAGATAGACTTGGCGATGGACAAGTAGGCAGCCGGTAGCCGCCCATGCGGTCGGCATCACTTCGTCACGCGGGCCGCGCGTTTGCAGCGATTGGCGAAGGTCGGAGTTCACGCGCCCACCATGAAAAGAAGGAATTCCATGATGCGCTCGGTCGAAATAGCAGCCACCCACAATCTTGCGGTTATTCTCGCGTGCCACCCAAAGCAGGCGGTTAATGGCCGGAATGGCGCAAAACTTGTCGTCGTAGATTGCGCTGGTCACGCGCTTGAACCAGTCAGCATCGCCACACGGCAGGATAACATCGTCATCCATCCACAGGCTCCACTCGCCGCCGTATTGCAGGAAGCGAGCCGCCAAGTTGTTGCGGTTGTCAAAAATGTCATACCCGCTTTCGGTGAAAATCTCCACGTCTCGCAGGTTGAATTCGCTACCGCCTTGACGGATGTTGCGAAACAGGCTTTCCACGGTCGGGGCGAGCAAACCGCGATTAGAGGCCACAAGAACGGTCAATTTCGTGGCCGGTAGGGGTGTTGGGGCGGGTATGGCGTCCGAAGTGGCTAGTTTTCGCGGCAATGGCGCACTAGGGGCCGTCGGCGGGGGCGTCACAATGGCGGTTTGGGGCGGGGGGGAAGCAACCGAGATAGAAATGGGAAGCAGATAGTCGGATGAACTTGCCGTCACTGTAGGTTGAGTAATGGTCACGGGGCCGGGCCGCAACGAAGCGGAAACCAAAATTGACTTTCTCACCGCCTCAACCGCCGACCCGTCCTTGCAGCCGTGAAATAGGGTAGGTATGACATTTCCAATGCGCGGGCGAAACACCCGCTCAGGCGTCGCCGTCGCCAGTTTCCAGTCCGTGCTGAAAAGCGGGCTGTCAACGGCGTCAGGCAGAATTTGCGAGGCATGGAAAATGTCATACGCCCAGCCTTCCGGCGGGCAACCACGCGCCGCAATTTCAGGATAGCGCGCATAAAGGTCGGCAGGATAGACCGCAACGCCGTTCAGATGCGGTTGCGGGTCGGTGCGAACCTCCCCCACGCACATTTTGCCCTCTTTCAGCGCATACAGGTATTCTTGGCGGATTTCCTTTAGCCACGTTTTTCGCGTCGGAACAACGTCCGGCTCTAGGTTCAGCCAGCACAAATACCCACGCTCGGCGTTCTTAATCGCCACCGCTTCTGCCAAGTCGTAGAACATGGCGTTGCACGCCTGCGGGAAGCCGTTGGCTGGCGTCTTGCTAGTTCCTCCCTCCACACGGGCAAACCGGCGCGTTAGGTCACGCGGCGGGGTGTTTGCCGCCCAGCGTTGGCAGTCATTGCGCCGGAAAAGGAAAAACTCGCAATCCGGGTCAACGCCATCGCCCAAGTCAAAAATCAAATCCATGAGCGCGGATGCCTCCGCCGCGTCGCCGTCCCAAAATGAGAGCGTAACGACCATCCGGCGCGGGTCTTTCAGTTCAGGGCGTGCGGAAGGAAGTTGCGCCTTCGCAATCGGCGCGGGTTTCTTATCAGCTTTCAGGACATCGCCCAAAGTAACCGGCGCAAGCGGCTCAGGTTGTGGGTTTTTAGCTGCACCTGTTTTCTGGATACGCTCTGCCGAATACTCCTCCTGCCAGTCCGCAATCGCCGCGCACGGCATAACGCGACAAAGCCGCCGTAGCAAAGACTCGTCTAGGCACTTCGCCTTGAGCATGGGGCCGATTCGACCGCCTTTCTTGCCAGTGGCCGAACGGATAACCGACGCCTTTACGTTTTCGCAATACCAAATGTTCGCGGCGGCTAGTTGTTCTGGGGTGAGTGGTTTCATGGTTGACCGTTTGATTTAGGAACAAGATACCAGCCGTATTCGTAAAATCCGCTGTAGAAAAATAAGATAGATGTATTAATGGGCCACACTGGGGAAAACAAGATGTTATGCCCAAGTGCTTGGGCGAGGTCTTGACGCGGGTGTCTTACGGTTGGATATTGGCCTTGGAAATAAGCGAGTTCGGCTCCCGTATTTAGACAAATAGATAGCACGCCACAAAGAATGTAAGCGAGAAGTAATTTATTTAGTTTTTTCATGGCTACTTTGCGGTTTTATAGTCGGATTGGGTTTTGTGATTGTGGACGATTTCAGACTGTTCAATGATAAGGCTGGCCTGCTGGGGTGGCGTGCGCTTCTCACGCTTGCAATGGCGGCGCACGATTGCCGCCGCTTCGTGCGACAAACGCACTTGCATCTTTTTGGGGCATTTTACCACGTCTTTCGGCGCGCAGGCGGGAAATTTTGGTTTCATGGCTGTTATTTATGCTAGGCCGCACGCATTTCGCTCTGCTTCGGTCAATTTCGTCTTGGCGGAGGAGCGCAACGCATCATCTCTTTTCCACTGTTCATCACCCTTCCGTTTCTCTTCATCAAAAAACATCTCGAACTTGGAAACGTCTTTGCCTTCTGCCTTAAGAATTTCAAGGACGTAATCGTAAGCTATTGGGGTGATTCCTCCAAGTATCCATGTCCAGCCATAGGGAAGTTCATTATCCCCCAAATAGTAAATGCGACGATAAATCCACCCACGCTTAGACCACTTTGGCTTGAAGGTTTCATAAACAAGCGCGTTAAGCTCCGCAATCACGGGGTTATTTGATGTATCGAACGGCGGACGTTCTGTTTTCATAGGTTATGCGGTTCACGCTATCAGCCGCCCGCGCCCGGCATCGCCGCCCGCAACGCACGCTCAAAATCCTGCTCCGTATTGCCACTCGCCTTAAGCGGCTGTTGCTGCTGTGCGCCCATGTCGCCAGCGTGCGCCCGGCTCAGGTCGCCGGTCTTGTTCATCGCGGCCAGCTTGGATTTCAACTCGGCAAGCTCCTTCTTCGTCGCCGCCTCGCTTTGCGGGTATTGGTTGGCGATGATACGCTGCAAGGCCAACCCCTGTTTCGCCAGCGCGAAGATACGCCCGCGCGCAGCCGCTACTTTCTTTTGGTCGGGCAGTCCAAGCTCGTTATTGAGTGCATCGAGGTCGGCCTGCACATCCATGGCTTTGCTCCATTGGTCATACGCCGCCTGCTTCGCCTTGGAAACGGCGGGCGAGTCAGTGGAGAGCGGCTTGGGCGGCTCTTTCAGTAGCGGGAACTTTTCGGCGAGGTCGCGCAGGTTGGCCGTGAACGTAGATTGCGCCGATTCATTGCCGATGCGAATGGCCTCCTCCATTTCCGCGCGTTGCCGCTGCTCGCGGTCGGCGGAGCGAGCCGTGTAACCTTCCTGCCATGATTTCATCTCGTTGGCCTTTTCGGTGCCAAGTCGGATGTTAGCACGAATTAGCTCCCGCACGGTTTCTGCTGCGTCCAAATCGCCGTTTTCCTCAAAAGCTTTAAACTCCTCTTTAAGTCCTTTAAGGGTGTATCCGGTGGTATCGTAATGAGCTAATGCCTGTTGAATAACCTCCTCGCTATGTCCGTTGTTTCTACCATTCTTTAGTAGAATTTCACGAATCTGGTTATTATTGGCTTTCACCGGCTCGACGTATTTTCTTACAAACTCAGGGTCGGCGGTGATTTCCTGCTCGCGCAGTTTAGCCGCCGCCTCCTGATACTTGCGATTGGTCGCCTCAACCTCTTTTTTAAGGTCGTCAGGCACGGGGCCAGCCTTACCAAGACGCTCCTCATACTCTTTGTTTTTTGCGAGAAGTTCTTGGTTGGCCTTTTCCAGCGCGGCGCGAGCGGAGCGCATCTGCTTCCAGTTTTCTTTTTGTTGCTTGGGGAGGTTGCTCTTGTTCAGGTGCGCGTCAAGCTCCTCATCGGTTGGCGCGGGTTTCTCGCCTGAACCGTCATCGGCCTTGGCCTCTCCGACTTTGTTAGCGTCATCCTCACCGTCTTTTACTTCGCCGCCACCGCCCTCCTCGCCATCTTTGGCGTCCTGCGGTTTCTTCCCATCAAGCGCGGCCTGAAACGCCTCATCACCATACCCGTATTGGTCTTCCTTGGTCATGGACTGGCCAAATCGCTGCGTGTCACTATGGCGTGAACCGCCATTGTCCCCGCCACCGCCTGAACCGCCATCTTGCGAAGATGAGGATTGCTGCTGTTGTGGAGGCGGGGCTGAAACTACGGCAGGCGCGACGGGCGCACTTGGCTGAAACATACCGGCGATTGCAGAGGCAGGGTCTTGGGCGGTCATAGGTTGGATTGGCGGTTAAATTAGTCCTTATTGAAACTAGCGAGAACTTCTGATGCGCTTACGCCCTCGTCAGTGGCGATGCGATGGATAATGGGAGAAACCCCGTCGGCTCCTACGCCGCCACCTCCACCATTCCCGCCATTGCTCGGCGAACCCGATGTCGCATTAGGGTCAATCGGTTGCTGCCGCACACTATCCTCGATTGCCGCCAAGCACGCCTCAAACCCGGCCCGCTGGTGGGCAATCGCCGCCGCCACATCAGGCGCGGCCATAACACTAGGCGGCGAGATTTTCGCGCTTGCCTCCGCGCATTGGCGCAAATCCGGCCATGCCGGGGAGCGCAGAAATGCGGCCACCGTGTCTAGGTTGTGTTTTTGCAGCGGCATAAACTCAGGCGGTCGGCGGCAACGTCGCCTGCCCCGGCATCACTGGTTCGGGTGCAATCGTGGCGGCTGGCGTGGCGGTTGGCATCGGTGTTGGTTGGGATTGTGACTCAATATCACTTGCCCCGTTTTGCCCCACATTGCCCCCGCTCTGCTCGCCGTCAACAATTATTTTTGCCGCCGCTAGATGCGCCGCCTCGCGTGCGTGAGCACGAATGCTAACAACCTCACCTAGCTGCTGCGACATACCAGCATGAAACTTAGCCAGTTCTCGCGCTTCCGGCGTCTTGCCGTCAGGCGTCGCCTCCAACGCCTGCAAGTGCGCGCCCATATGGTTCAAGACATGGCCCGTGCAAACAACAAACCGCTGCTCTGCGCTTGGGTCGGCCAACTGCGGCGCGGCCACCTGCGACAGCCATTCTTGGCAAGCCTGCGCGTGAACCAGATGCGGGTCGCGCGGGGAAACCGGCACTTCCGCCGTGAGCGTCAGCATCGTGGCGATTTCCTCCATCTGCGCCCGTTTCCCTTCGGCCTGTTGCGTCTCCGCGCCTTTCGGGATTATGTATTTCTTGGCGAGCACCGGCCCAAGCGTGTTTTCCACGTCCGCCATCTGCATCGCCTCCAAGTCTAGATTCAGCCCAAGCGGCGTCCCGGCATATTTCGCAATCATTCCGGCCACATTTTGCGCCTGCGTGAATTTCAGGATGTTTGCCCGCACGCTGGCCGACGTGTCGCGCCAAACACGGATTTCATCGAGCACGTCTTCCAAGAATTCGTCCGGGCTTTGCGGTTCTCCATTGTCGTCCACGTCAACCACCTCGTCGGACGGCCACTTTTTCAGCACTTGCACGATTTTTTCGACCGCCTTGGCCTCGGTGCCTTCAATTTTATCGTAAAGCGAAGGCCGCTCCACTTTCCCCGTGCTGTCATTCACGATTTTAAGGAAAATCTCCTTCGCTGCCGACAAATTCGCGTCCGATAGCGCGCGTTTCTGCATATTCGTGGAAATGCTGCCATAAAATTGGTCTTCCCAGCGCGCCAACGCCATTGCCGCGCTTTCCTGCTCGCGCGCATAGTCAATTTTCTTCGCCGTCGCCGTCTTGTTCGGGTCTTCCTCAGACGGATTGGCAACGTCCGCGATGTAGGAGCCAATCGCCTGCTCCATCCATGCGGCAATCAGGTTGTCCAGCGCGGCCAAGTCCGCCGGAGTCGAGCCAAACTTGAACTGCTGCAATTCCACCGCGCTCGGCAGGTGCAAAAACGGCGCGTTCACAATCATGTTAGCCCGGTTGCGCGCCGGGGCGTCGCCTTTCAGCATGATTAGGTTCTGCATGAACGCTGCGTCCACCATGTTGCACCGCGACTGCTCAATCACCGTGCAAAGGTTGAATAGTTTTCTACCCAGCCCCTTGCTGCTATGCACCGTGCCATTGCCCGGCTCAAATGAAAACAGACCGGCGAAATCCAGCATGGACGGCAACGCCTTAAACGAATAGCGCAGCAATGCCTTTTCCAACGGAGCCTCGCGCGCGATAAGCGAGAACGTCACCGCTCCGTCGTATTCCGTGCTCGCCAACAGCCAGCACTTAACGCAGCGCACACCGCCGTTCCCATAGGCGATGCCCCACGTCCCTTGGTTGAGCAAATCGCTGAACCGGCGCGGCTCGGTCGTGAGATAGTCGTCCCCCTCCTGTGCTACGACCGCGTGAGTCGCCGCAATCTCGCAATTCTTAATCTGGTAGCCGTTTTTCTCCGCCGCGTCCTCGTCCTTAAACAACGCGCAAAACTCATTGATTGGGTAGTCCATCTTGCCAACCACCCATTGCAGTTCCTTCACGTCCATCCGCGAACCTTCCGGGATAAGCACGCGCTCCTGCTTGAAAAACTGCGGCTTCCAGTCCTCCGGCGAGAGCCATAACGGGAGCGTGTAGCCTTGCAGCACGTTCTCCGTCGCCACCATGTTAACGAACGGCACAAACCCGTCCCATTCGCGGAAAAGCTCCGTCATGGACGCTTGCAGCAAATCGCTCTTGTCCTTCCATTCGGAATAGCTCTCCGGCAGCATGGAATGGGTGAGCGTTTGCGCCGTGGTGATGGTTTGCACCAGCCGCTGCGTCACGCGCTGCGTCAGACCCGACAGGCTGCCCGTTGAAAGATTGGTCTGCCACGTCTGCCCCTGCTGCAACTTGTCCCCAAACGCGCGCGGCGGGGCCATGTCGTGTAAATCCTGCACCGCCTTACACCGCCATGCCCGTGAGCGGTTGTTCATTTCTGCCGTCGTGCATATCCCCACCATCTGAGAAACGTCGCGCACGCTGCGCGCCTCCAAAATCGGCTTGCCGTCCTTGCCTGTGGCCGGGGCGGAAATCGCCGCCGTGTATTCCGGCGACGTGCTATCGCCCGGCTGAGTATCATTCGCGTTTACAGGCGGCGGGCCTTTCAGGTTATCGTCTTGCATGGGATTGTGACTCAGTCGCAAAAGCATATTTGCTATGATTGCAACCTTTTTCGGTGTTGCGTTTTTATTTCGCCCGCTATTGCCTGCACCCAACCACCCAATGAAAGTCCGCGAAAACACCCAGCCGCCCGAAGGCCCGCACTTCGTTGACACGGACGGCACGCGCATCGAGGCACCCACCATCGCGCTGCTCTACCCTGTCATTGCCGACTCCCGCGCCCGTCGCGGCATCCCGGTTGGCGATGTCGTCGGCGACGTTGCCACCTACATTTGCCACCGCTGGCCCACCGCCTGCGACAAAGAACCAAAGGATTTGGGCTTCACCGACGCGCGCCCCGGCATCACCGACATTTTCCACCGCCTAGGCATCTGGATTGCCAGCCTCGTTCAGCGCAAACCACAAGGCGGCTACGGGGCCGTAGCCGAGTCCAAGGCCACCGCCCGTATGAACGTCTGCATGGCCTGTCCCATGCGCCAAACTTGGGGTTGTGGCTGTGGTTCTGACGCCCGCGTCGAGCAAGCCCTCCAAAAGTTGTCCTACGCACGCGCCTCATCTCCACGCGGAATCGTCAACCAATCCTGCCTAGCTACCGGCTGGGGTTGCTCGGTCGCTTGCAATCTGCCGATTTCCGATCTTCGCCATCCCGACGGCTCACCCGTCACCGCCGCAAGCATGGCCGCACTCAACGCTCCCGAATCTTGCTGGGTGCGGCAGGAACTAGCGGCACAAGTCAGTTGACCCCTGGCTCAGGGAAAACATCGTCTGACTCGAAAGCATCCGCCATGATTGCGTTTGGCGTCACATCTTCAAGCACGCTCTGAATTGCCCCGGCAACGTCGCCGGATTCACCGCGCTCCTGCGCCGCAAGTTCTGCGTCCTTAATAGCAATCTGCGACCATAGCCAGTTCCTCATCAGACTGGCATAACCGCCATTTTGTTTCGGGTTGTTGTCTATACCTGTATTTGTTGGCCGCTATTCGGTAGATTGGAAAGTAAAAAATAGTTGAAAAAAACGCTTGACGGCGGGGGAAACGTCGCCCCAACTTTGCGCCGTCACCGGGTTCAGCGGCGACTATCGAGCACACTTTCACGGGGTAAGCCGCCAAGCCCCCCGCCTTGAAAATCCCGCCCGACCTACGCTGAACCCGTGGGCCGGGCCTTTTCTTGCCCGTCAACCAAAGACTACCACGGCACAGCCCCCGAACGGCGGAACTCTCAAAATACGCAGTGGCAACAAGCCCATGTCGGTTCTTTAGGGGAATTCTTTCCGGCATGGCAGGAGGTGACTCGGTGCGGGCGGGGGAACAAGGGCCAACGCGGACAAGGGGCGGACTCACTAAAGCCGACCATTTTTTGAGAGACGGGCCGACGCCCTCAATTCTTGGCCTCGCCGCCAAGGAATTCCCCCGGCTTGGGGGGAGAACAAGTTTTCTCACACACTACCCAATGCAACTTACCGAACTCGACATTGAACAGGCTTGTCGCACAGAAAACGGCGGAGCCAAAACCTTTCTCACCGTCTATCTCGGCGTTGACCCAAAAGTGAAAGGATGGCTTCATCGGATGCGCGGAATGGAAATTGACCGCGACCGTTACGACCAACTCGTTTCCACCTCGCAGCTACCACGCGCCAAAGGGCTTCCTCGCGGAGAATGCAAAGGCCAAACCGCCCTGTTCTGAACGTCGGCACACATCCGCTACCAAATCCCCAACGCGCCGCCCTGCGTCGGCTCAACCGGCATCGGCGCACCGCCAAACTGAGACGGCAACCCCGGAATCTGCGTGTCGCCCTGCCGCGCCGCCTCCAACCCCTCCAAGGTCGGCGCAAACCTCGGCGCACCACCCAAGTTAGCAGGCTGACCCGGCGCAACCGCCAGCGGGTCACGCCAGCTACGCCCAAACGCCTTCTCCTGCCCCCATTGCGAGTAGGGCAGCGGCCTATCCCCCGGAGTGTCCTTGGCGCGCGGGGCCAGTCCTTCGCAGCGCATCGCGGCGGAAAATATGGCGAGCGTTATGGCGTCGGCCCGATCGCATGACTTCCCCGCAAGCCGCTTCTTATGCACGCTCTTTGGCTCAATCGTTTTCTTCCCGCCACGCACCGCCGAGTAACCGCCGCGCCGCGATGTCAACTGCTCAATCGCGCTGGCCGTCACCCCACGCCCTATCCGCACAATGTCCAGTTCCAGCCACTTCGACAGCCGATACCAAAGCTCCGTAGCCGTCCGGTCATACAGGTCACGCGGCGTCTTGCTGTCCTCCGCTGAAATCTTCATCGTGCTCGGCTTCTCCGAATAGTTCACCCGGATAATCGGCGCACGCTCCTCGGCCCGCGCATCGTGCGACGCCAGCCCCAGCACTTTCCGGTTCCATTGCACCGCCATCACGTCGCCCACCCCCGGCATACCCGTTATGTCCACCGCCAAGTTCTCCGCCTCAATCCCTAGCGACCTACACCGCGCCATTGCCTCGTCCGCCACGTCCTGCGTGTCTCCCGGCGGCACGTTGATGTCGGCCTCCACCTGCACCACCCACCTCGGCTCCTTTAGCGTGAATTCCTGCCCGGCGTAGTTCCGCCACTTCGCCGCCAGCCCCACGCTCGCCGTGCACAGAATCGGCAAGTCCCCGCCGTCCAACGCCACATCAAACCCCGCCACCGGCATCGGCATCTGCGTGAAAATCCATTCACCCTGACACGCAATCAACCACCGCTGCGGTATCAGGTTCGTCGCGTTCCCATTCGGCGGGAAAAACCCGTAACCGAACGTCCACATGTCGGGGTGGTTCTCATCACCGCCGCAAGAATCTAGCAACGCCCGAAACCCATCCGGCGACTGAAACCCGCGAAACACCACCTTGTTTCGCATGATGTTCTCCGTCTTCCGCACATCCAGCCGGATGACAGTCGCGCCCTTCGCCGCCTTCCATTCCTGCGGCTCCTCCGGCAGCGCGCCCCACCCATCCGCCGGTTTGCAATGCTCGCCAAAGGTCGAGTTTTGGTTCTTAGGGTTCGCCGTCGCAATAATCTTAACCCCGTCCGTCCCCGCGTCCGACGACGCCAGCACGTTCGGAATCTGCCCCCACACGTTCACCGGGATTTCCTCGGCCTCGTCCAGCATCACTCGCCGCCGCGTGTATTTCCCATAGATTGCGTGCGGGATTGGCCGCGCCGACAAGTGCATACCCTTCAACTCGCCCGACGACATCAACCCGCGCTGAATCAGTTGCAGGTGAAAGCCAAACCCAGCCTTGCTGTCCAGCGACAGCGTCTCAGCCGCCGCCACGCCCGGCAGTTTGATGCTCGCCGATTGGTGCAGGTTCACAATCTTCGCATAAAGCGCCCCCTTCAACTTCTGGTCGTCCGTGCTCACCAAATCCACCCGCGTCCCTGTCGGGTCACTCAGCCAGTCCAGCAGCAGCCAAATCGCAGGTGACATTGACTTGCCAAGGCCACTCGCGCCTATGAACGCCACATAGTTGTTAGCGTCCAACGCCGCCCATATCCTCCGCACGCAAACCGGCTCCGCTGTGAACTGGTCTTCATCCCACAAAACCGCCGCCGCCGCCGTCTTTCGTCCAACCGCCGACAGCCACGCCACGAACGCAACCGCAATGTCGTTGATGCCCGTCGCCGTGTTGGCGAACAAATGCGCGTGCGCCCGCAGGAAATCAGCCTCCTTATCCGCCAGCAGCAGCACGCACCGTTTCGCCGCCGCCACGGCCAGTGGCGTGCTCCCATTCTTCCGCACGTCCAGCAGCCAGCCGCGCATCGCCCGCGCTTCGTCAATGGTTATCGGCATAAGGTTTCGTCAACCACAGAATAGCGCCCGCCCTAAAACCGTAGTTTCATAAATCCACCAAGGGTGTCGCCATCTTGTCGGCATAGCTTTTCAGCGAACCACCGCCACACCTCGTTAGGGTCGGCCTTCGGGAACTCAGCCAGCACCGCCTCAAGCATCGGCTTTATGTCCTGCGTGTCGTCTCCCGTGCGCGGTGTCGTGAACACGACCGAGTAGAGTGCGCCACGGCCCGATTGTTTGCGAAAGCCGTCGGTGAGTTCCCGCGACGGCGACGGAATTTGTGTGGGTTGAGTTTTTGTTTGCACGCGGCACCAATGGCACGCCACACGCACGGCGCAAGCACAAACCGCAATGCCGAACCACGCTTGACGCATAACGATTTTGTCCCATCGTTTCCTACACATGAAAACACGCCCGATCATTCTGGGTCTTTACCCGTCCAACGACCACGAGAGCCAAGCAACCGGCGCATGGCGCATTCGCCGCGTTCACCGCACCGGCCAAGTGGAGGTTTGCTACTCTGCCGCCGCCAATCAACCGACCGGCGAGAACTTCGGCCACGAAATCACCGCCATCATGCCGCAGGCGCGCTGGGATGCGCTAAAGCTAGATTTCATTGCCATCGTGCGAGAGGCCGAGGCCATCAACGCGCGTGCGCTTGACACCGCTCCCGTCCCGCCCCACCTTACGCCCGCAGTCCGCCGGAGCTAGGAGGCGAGCCGAGAGGCCGCACCGGGTTGAGGTAGGATGTTTCGTGTGTCCCTTGTGAATACCGCGCGGAGCTGCTTTGGCTTGACATATGCGCTCTGACCATAACACTAACCGCAGTCAAAGCGCGTCCACGCCACGACATAAACCATTCTCCCTTCACCGGGGAACCAGCCGCAAGGCCGGTTGAGAGCCGCAACGTGGACGCGTTGCGGCTCTTTTATTTATGGCCAAACTCCACTCTCTCCCGACAAACTCGCAGCCAACCGAGACCACCATCCACAAATCCCGCGCGCTCGCCAACTTCACACTTGTCCCCAACAGCCTTGCCCAAGACGAAAACTTGTCCATCACCGCGCGCGGCGTTCTAATCTACCTTCTCAGCCTTCCAAAGAAATGGGAAATCCGCATGGACACATCCCAAACTAAAACCGGCCTTGGACGCGACCGCCTTCGCCGAGCCTTCCGCGAACTAGCCCGCGCTGGCCATATGCACCGCTTCGCCATATCGGGACGAACCTCCGACAGCTTTAGCGGCTCACGTTGGCACGTTTTCGCCGATCCAGCCGATCTCGCAGAAATCCTCGCATCACCAGCAACACCCAAGGGTTTCATAGGAGACCGCCTGAAAACCCGAACGTCGGTAAAACAAGGCGATGTTCATAAAGAAACAGTCCAAACCACGAAAACGGATAAGGCGCCCAATAACCGGCCAATCCCGCCACCAGCAGAACTCGCCGCCTTCCTAGCCGCCAACAACCTTTCCGATCGCATCGCCACCGTCTATTTCGCAAGCGACGACGCTTATCAGTCATTCCCCACTAACGCCGACGGCAGCACCCCACCAGACCGCGACTGGCGAGCTGGCCTGCTTTCCTTCGCCCGTTCATCCGACGCCGCCTGAGTCAACACCGTCCGCTCGCCCAACCTTCCCGGACTCGGCTTCCGCCTCGCCGGTCTTTCCAACGGCCACCGCGCCGCCCTCAATCGCCCGACCCGCACCTCCCAGCTCGAACACCTGCCGCAGCTTCTCCCTCACCTCACCATCCCCCGCCAGCAGCCCCACCCCCACCGCCACACCGCCCCCGTGCTCTATCGCCAGTTTATCCCCGTAACGCCCCGGATGCCGCTTCGCCAACGCCCACTTCCTCGCGTCAACTTCCAACTTCGCCATTTGCACCACCGCGCTCGCCGCACCCGGCACGCCGCTGTCCATAGCGTCCTGAAATCGCTTGTCCCATACGTCCGCCACGTCCACCAGACCGTCCGCCATCACGTCCAGACCCTCCCTCTCAGCCTCCTCGAACCGCCGCCGCCGCTCCGGCTTAAGCCCAGCGTGCAACCGCACCGCCGCATCAGAGCAGTTCTGCTCCCTCGCCGCCGCCCGCGCGCTTTTCCCCTCGCGCAACGCCGCCAACGCCTTCTCGAAGTCTAGTTTGATGTTCGCCATGTCTCAGCGTGTAGCAGGTAAGTTGCGCGGGGCAAGAGAAAACAGGGGGGAAAAGAGAGATGTTCCACGTTTTGCTTTACATTAACAGAAGAGGCGGTCAACTTAGCGGCCTATGCGAAACCCAAACAAAACTTGTCCAAAGTGCGAAGCCGCGCCGGTTCAAACCAGCGCGGGTTATTGCCGAGCGTGCGCGAATGCATGGATGCGAGAGTATCGGCGGACGCACGCGCTTACGCCTGATCAGCGGATGAAGATGAACGCGAGGAGCTACGCTCACGTTTATCTGAGGCGCGGAAAAATTGAGTGGGAGCCGTGCGAAGTTTGCGGGTCAGGCAATTCCGAGATGCACCACGACGACTATGCGAGGCCGACATTGGTGCGCTGGTTCTGCCGGAAGCACCACCTAGAGCACCACGCGAAGGGAAATTCGGAGGCGGACTCGGCGCGTTCAAGAATCGTGCCAAGTGTGGAGACTGGGTGAAAATAAATGCTGATTTCTGGCGTGCGTTTCGGCGGGAGTTTGTTGAGAGTGTGGTTATTGAAAGGCAGCACTTCCGCTGCGGTCAACGCCAACAAAAAAACAAAATGAAATTCGCCGACCGGCCCGAAACAATGAAAGAACGCGCCTACCGCCAACCCCTAATTCACCATAAACAACCTAAACAACCACAACAAAAAACAGACTCACCATGCCAACTATCATCATCAAAACTCAGGCCGAACTCGACGCGCTTCCCGCGTCTTTTAAGGAATACACCGTCATCGAAATCCACGGCGGCACGCAATACGACCGGATTGCGGTCACTACGGCGCGGGAAAGCTCGCACGTCGAGGCGTGGGGAAGCTCGCACGTCGTGGCGCGGGGAAGCTCGCACGTCGAGGCGCGGGAAAGCTCGCACGTCGAGGCGTGGGGAAGCTCGCACGTCGTGG